ATCAAGAGAATACCATCTTCATCGGTATCCTCTTGATCTATGTGTAAAAACTGCTTAGCCAGTTCTATGCTTACTAGCATTTAATCACCTACTTATACTATTGTGATTTCGCCATATACTGCAGCACCATCGTCAACTAATTTTGTATCAAAGCCTAAAATGGCTCTTGTATCAGTCGTATTTCTTTCAAATGCCTTACCACCAGTATTAGTTGACATTAATTCCATTGTTTCAAAATCAAACAATGTAATCGCCTCTTTCAGATCACCAATAATGACTGGTGCTTTAGTCGCTACAGTCGGAAGTACTTTATTCGAAATCATAACAACTTTACGACCTTTAATTTGCATCTTAGTTGCATCTTTTGGATCCGGTTGCATGATATACTTTCCATCAGAATCCTTCAGTGTATCAAGGAAGTTAAAACCATCCTGGTTAGTGATAAAAACTGAACTTGCTGTTATAGATGGATCCAAAGTAACATTTAAAACAGCTTTAATATCATCAAATGTAGCAATGGCTTTCTTAGTAAGAGTAGATAACACTGCAATAATACCAGCATTATGAGTTGCTCTTTTCTTTTTAGCCAACCATTTATTCACATAAGCAACTAAAGTCTTATCTCCAGCTTTCTTAAGTGTATTTGAAATTGGTAAAATACCATATTTCTGAGCAATTGCAAATGCAATAGTCTTGAACTTAGGGTTATCAGTTTCCTGAATCTTTCCATCAACATCTAAGTCTTGGAATGGTACCATATCAGCTAACTTTTCAAGCACTCTTGTACCTGACAATGTGCTTACTGGCTCAACATTTACATATTGAGATAAATCATCATCAGTACGCTTTAACTCATTGATCTTTGTTTGCTGATCAACTGGTACTAATACACCACCATCTTCATCTGTTGTTTCAGTTAAAGATCTATGCTCTAATTTATACTCATCCATGGCACTTCTTTCATCCATCGTGATACTTTTGTTCTTTAAAGCTTTAACATAAGCATCATTGTATCTCTCTTCCAGAGATCTTTCTTCATCAGTACCAACTTCAAGCTTTTGTGCTCCAGCTGCCGGATTCAATGAACGCTGCTCTTCTTCCTCATCTTCAAGATCTCTTAAAAGCTCAATTTCCGTATCGATTTCTGCCATTTCATCTCGTTTTGCTTTTGCATCATCTAACTTACGTTCTTCAACTAAAGCAAGCGCTTCAGCTCTCAGGTTTTCTTTTTTTGCTAATGCCTCTCTTAATTTTCTACTCATGAAAATCTCCTTTACATCAATTCTAGTTCTAATACTAAGGCTCTTGCCTCAATATCTAAGTTATTATCTCTTAGCTCATCAATACTTCTTACGTGACATTCAGAAGCTACATATGCTGGTTTAGGCGTTGGGCTAATCTCATACAGTTCAGCTTCAACAACAGTTCTCTTAAAAACTTCCTCACCATCAATTTCAATTTTAGATATAGCATCATCTACTACTTTAAAACCGAAACTCACACCTCTTACATCCTTACGTCTTGCACTTTCTAGAACACTATCTCCCCATGAACTGTTAGGAAGATCTAAATCAAAACGAACACCCTTAGAGTCACTTTCTAATACAAGTGTTTCACTCTCGGTGTTCCCAAGTAAAATATCTTTATTGTGATTCCAATAAGCTAATACACCTCTATCCTGAAGACTTTTATCAAATGCGCCTTCAGCAATGACTTCTACAAACTTATCTCCCCACCAGTCACGCATAACTTGTGACTGCTCATTATAAGATATTGCATAACCGGTTAGTAATCGTGAATCAGAAGCCTCTTCTGAATCTGCTCTTATTTCTACATGGCCAATAATCGAACGATGTTCCAATTCATCATTCTTTTTTATTTTTTCCACTAGTCTTGCCCTCCTTATTTTTATAGAATACTCCTATATCCTTAACCTTCTGCATGTTACCATTGCAGATGAGATTATCTCCTTCTGGTACGATTGGATCACCTTCTAGTTTTCTACATTCATTTGGTGTTTTAAATCCTGCATTGATTGCTATTCTATATGCGTCATATCTTGTTTTGATATCAGCTCTAAGAATGTTATCAACACTAAACTTAACTCTGAATCCATTATCAATCTCATGATCATGAAAGAGCTTATAACTCATTTCACATTCATACATCTTAAAGATGGCTAATAAAGTATCAATGTAGAATTCTTTATTTTGTTCTGAAATCGAAGAGAAACTAGATTTAGTTAAATCATTTACCTGGTGCAGTTTAATACCGAAGGCACCAGAGATCTGCCTAATAGATAATTGACTTAATTCTAAGAACTGCGCATCAGCCATGGTAAGTTTCATTGGTTGGTATTGAAACCCTACGGGTAGTGGTAAAATATTACCGGCATTTCTTACTGACTTAACTTGTTCAAATAATTTAGTCGCTAGATTCTTAGCACTGTTATCTGATAAATCTGCAGTGTATTGGATGGTACCACTTCCAAACATGCCATTTTCCATGAAGTTTTTAACATAATCTTGAGCGCCTTTGTTACCCTCTATCAAACTAGCTAATACTACTTTGACTGGTACACCAATCAATCCATCATAGGTCACGCCTTTAAAGTGCAGCACATCATCTGGATGATACTTATATCTATTACCAAGCTTATCTTTGATAATGTAATAGAACTGATCTGAATCACCAAGTATGCCTTTGTTGTCCATCCATAACTCAACATTACTAAAATCTACAGGTAATAAATGTTCTAGAACTCCATTTTTTGCATTATAAAAAGGTAACACAATTGCATTACCTTTCTCGTTTCTTTGATGTTCCACAGCCTTCCAAAAGTCATTCGCGCTCATAAAAGGATTAGGTTTTAAATTAAGGATCCGTTCAAGTTTATGGCCATAATGTTTCTTGATACCATCTCCGGAACGTTCAATTATTTCTAATGATATCTTAGATACACTATCAGATAGAATTCTAAGACATGTAAAGTATGTTGCTTCTTTTGCATTTGCTGTTTCAGTGATGCCTAAAGCTTGTAATATGGCATCATCATCTTTGTTCAGTTCGACTATACTTCTAGTATCACCGAACCGAAACCAATCTTTTAAGCCCATTTACCGACCTCCCCATAATTCATCTAGATATTCATCTGTTATTTCTTTACTACCAACACCACTCCAATAAGTCATTGCTCTTTTATGTGAGAATATACATGTAGCAGCTGGATCGATTCTTTTAAATCTTGATTTCTTGGATATCTTAATCTCACCAAAAGAGTTAGTATCTTTTTCACAGTTGTTAATAGACCAGGATAATAATTTATTACCATCATGAACAATCTGATTAACTCTTACTAGATCTTGAAAGTTTCTAGTTGGTTCATCTAGTTTGGCACAACTCTGAGGTATTTGAACACACTCATAACCATTACGCTCTAATTCTGCAACTGGTATATTGGCATTATGAGCATCATAGCAAATTTCCATAACTTTAAGATCATATGTCTTTACAGTATCTTCGATATAGTTAATCATAGCCCAGTAATCAGTTATCAATCCTTGATTGGCTTCAGTAGCTGTTAGCCATCCTCTTTTAATCCAGAAGTCATATGGTATTTTATCAGTAAGCATCTTCTCACTCATGACACCTTCTGGTATAAAACTATGACTAAAGAATGCATATTTTCTTATTTCACCATCTAAAAAAGGAAACTCAAAAGTTACACTTGTTAAGTCTCCCGTTTTTGATAAGTCGAAGCCAATATAGCAATCTTGACCTCTAAAGGTTTCATATGATATTTCAGATAAACATGCATACCAGTAATCAATGTTTAAGAATTTCTTTTCACCAAACTTAACCCATATGTTACAGTTCTTTGTTAAGAAGTTTCTTATCTTTTCTTCATTTTCAGCATCATAAGCTCTTTTACATTCTCGTGCTAGATAATCTCGACCAACTTGATATGAAGTTACTACAGGATTAGCCTTTGGCCATACTGTTTCATCTTTAGGATTATCACCTTTATCAAGTTCAGTAATCATAATGAAATACTCTTCATTATCTAAAGTTTCGTCTAAAATATTGGAGCAATATTGATACTCAGCATAACAAGGTTTATCTTCAAAGTCTGTACCAGCAGTTGAGATAATAACAATTAATGGCTCTGGTCTAGCAACCATACCTGATACCATAACATCATATTGATCACTATTAGGATGTGCATGATATTCATCTATGATTGCCATTTGAGGATTCTTACCATCACCTGTCTTACCTGCTTTTTTACTTAAATGTTTTATAAAGCTTTTACTTTTCTTATGAACAATCTCTTTTTGATTAAATTTGAACTTATGTCTAACAAACTTACCACACATAAGGTCTACTTCATCAAATACAATCTTTGCTTGTTCTCTTTCAACACCTAAAGTATAAACTTCTGCAGCTAATACTCCTCTAGCAGCAGCTTCATATGATGCCATACCAGCTTCTAGTTGAGACTTACTATTCTTACGTGCTAATTGTATATAAGCATACTTAAATCTTCTGTAACCTGTCTCATTATGCTTCCATGCATAGATATTACAAACAATGAATTTCTGAAACGTAGTCAAAATAATAGGTG